ACAAGGCGACCGCCACCCGCACCTCGCTGACGACCTGGCCGTACTCGTCGCCGTGCTGCGCGATCCCCGACCCCATGCCCGACTGCGGGGCCGGATGGCTCTGGAGGTAGGACAGCGCCCCCATCAGCGCCCCCTCGACGCGATCGATCTGTTTCGGGTTCATGTGACAACCTCCGGGTGGATGTTGCGGATACGCATCTCGCCGCGGGAGATCTGGTTGTAGTCACCCACCGGGGCGTTGCGGGTGAGAGTGAGTCCCAGCCGGGTGACCCGGGTCTCCAGCACAGCGTCATGGGGGACCTCGATCAGCACCTCGATGCGGGCGGTGACAGACCCCCCCTCGGGTATGGCGAGCTGCCGGTACTGGCAGCAGGTGTAACGCGACATCTTCCTCTGAGACCCGTCAGGGGTGGAAAGCGTTGTCATGGGGGTAAGGTATCAGGGGTTGAATTGATTCGCAAGATCGAATAGGTGTGGAGGAATGGTCAACTGGAGAGAATCCAAATCCCTGCTGCAGGACGTCCGTCGCTTCCCCGAATTTGCCTTTCGGTTCTTGAAGATCCAGCCCAAGGAGGGCGGGCGGCTCGTCCCCTTCCGCCTGAACAAGGTGCAGGCCTGGTTCTTCGCGAACTACGTCGTGCCCACCTGGGAGGCCGGGAAACCCGTTCGTATCGCCATCCTGAAGGCCCGCCAGGAGGGGTTCTCCACGCTCTGCCAGGGCTTCAACTACTGGGCGACCCTGGGCCGGCCCAACACCGCGAACCTGGTGATCGCCCGCGACTCCGAACAGACCATGATGCTCTTTCGCATGATCCGGCGCTTCGACGAGAACATGCCGATCGACGACATCCTGCCGGTGTTTCCCAAGGGCGAGGCCACCAAGAAGGCGATCTTTTTCAAAAAGCCGGCGCTGGGCAAATTCCCCAAGGCGCTGCTCGGCAGAGACGACCTGGTGTTTCTGGACTCCAGGATCGAGATCAAGAGCGCCATGGACGACGAGAACCTGGGGCGCTCGGGCACGTTCCAGATGATCCACGCAAGCGAGGTAGCCTTCTGGAAGGACCTCACCGGGGCGTTGAGCTCCCTCATGGCGGCGTGCTCGGCGGAACCCAAGTCCGCGATTTTCCTGGAGAGTACAGCCAACGGGTACAACGCCTGGCACAGTTTCTGGAGCAACCTGACCATCGGCGACCAGGACGTTCCGACCGACTGGAAACGCGTTTTTGTCCCCTGGTACTGGGACAGCCGCTACGAGCTCTCGCTGCAGATCAGGCGGTTCTTCGAGGACGAGGCCGAAGAGGAGCTCTGGACGCGAATCCGGGAGGACGCTACCGCCTACGAGATGGACCCCGACCTGAGTGAGGACCGGATCTGGGCGAAGCTGTTCTGGCGCAGACAGACGATCCGGGACATGTTCTTCGGGGACGTTTTGAAGTTCCGGCAGGAGTTCCCGGCGACCGATCTCGAGGCCTTCATCTTCAACGGGATCTCGGCGTTCTCCGCGACCGCGCTGACCAAGATGGAGAAGCACGTCCGCAACCCCGTCCTGCGCTGCCACATCCGCCTGGTGGCCCCCAAGAAGCCGGGGGAGAAGACCGAGGGGGGAGAGGAAGACAAGCGCAAGCTGACCAAGGTCGAGCGCGAGGCCAAGGAAGACGGGAGATCCGTTACCAAGCGTTCTCACCCGACCTGGGAGCTGGAGGAACACGACCGTGGGAGACTTGCGATCTACGAGATGCCCGACCCCAAGGGTAAGTATGTTGTTTTTGGTGACTCGGCCGAGGGTAAGGCGGCGGAGAGTTTCGGTGTCGCGGATGAGCAGAAGTCGCGCTACGACTACACGGCGGCGTCGGTTCTGCGCGTTGATTGCTTTCCGCCGGCCATTCGACTGGTTGCCATGTGGCACGGCACCATCGACCCCGATATTTTCGGTGATATCCTGGTGGCGCTGGGGTGGATGTACAACGAGGCCTACGTGGGCTGGGAGATCAACGGGCCGGGGCGCTCACTCTCGCTGCAGATCGTCGACAAGTGGCGCTACTCGAACATCTACATGCGGGAAGACCTCGACTCGTTCACCCACCGGACCACCCAGAAGCCTGGCTGGCGCACCACTGTGGGGACCAAGCCAGATATGGTCGCTGCTGGCCAGAAGTACATCCGCGAGCAGTGGCTGATCATCTACGACTCGGCGACGCTGATGGAGATGAAGGCGTTCTCGAGGGTGGGGCAGAACAAGTTCGAGGCCGCCGAAGGCCACGACGACCGGGTGATCACCATCCTGGGGGGGATCGTGATCGTGGAGCCGCGCCTGGAGATCATCCGCCGGCAGGTGGAGATGGAGAAGAAAAAGGCCCTGCAGAACACGGAGAAAAACGACAAGGACAAGGACCTGTGGGAACCGAAAGACAAGGGTCATCCGATCCTGGGGAGCGAGTGGTGAATGTCCATGAGCAAGGCAGAGGAACTCAAGGCCGCGGTTATCGCGGATCTCCCGAAAGACCCTAGGTCGATCGTTACCTGTTGCACATTGGAGGCGCTGATCAGGGCCGTGCGGGATGAAGTGGTCGATGGAATAAAGGAAGTCTACACGAGGACCGGGACCTGGCACCCCCCTGCGAATGCTAAGTTACCGCCCGGACAGAGGCTGATCCGAGAAGAACAGGAGATCGGAAGAGAGCAGGTTAGGGACGAAGTGGCGGCTTTGATTCGGAGGTACTGCCCATGAACAAAGAGATCACAATCGAAACGTGCAAGCGACGTCTCGACGTGGCAAGGCGACCGGGAAGCGTGGTAAACGGACAAGATTTTGAAGACCTACTCGACGACCTCATCCGGGCCGTCCGGGATGATTGCGCCTACGCCACCAGGCACTGCGACAACTACAAGTGCCGGGACGGTACTCAGGAGGTCGTCTGGCACTGCCCGCGCTGCGGCAACGTCGGGCCCACGACCGCGGCAAACCTCGAACTCGCCATAAAGGAGAAGACATGGCCGAAAAAGAAAAACCAAGCGAGATGATGGAAGAAGACGATGAAAAATTGGACAAGGCCGAGGTCTATCTGGACGCACAGATGCAACGGTTGAAGTGGGAACGACAACGTACCGCCGAGGCGAAGATCTCCATGGCAGAATGGAGCAGAAGGGTTCGGGAGCAGCAAAATGAAGATCGCGCATACCAAAACGCAGAGATCCGATGCGCCCTCCCGGACATCGAGGGGAAGGATGTGTTCGTGGTGTTTCCCACGGATCAGAGGCTCGGCGGAAGGGTCGTGCGGGTGACGCGGCACCATATTCAAGTGGCTAACGGCGAGTTCGACTACTACATCAGCTGGGACGCCGCGCCCTACATCGAGGTACTCAAGGGCAAGAAGAAATGAACCTCATCCATTTGGAGTAGGTCAAAAATGAAAGACAAGACCCTGGACAGAAGGCGATATCGTTGGCAGCTTATCGAGAAGGATCGCGAGCGGTGGTTGATGGATATCGACCGGCACGAATCGGTGGTCTTCATCGTGGCCCGCGAGACGGAGGAGGGATCAGAGACCAAGGTCTGGTGGACCGTGTTCGCACCCTTCAAGAAGAAGGCGATCTCTCAGCACCTGAGAGAGCAGGATGCGGTGAAGTACGTGGAGCAGCACCTCGGGAGAGAAGAAAAAGAACTCAGGAAAAAGGAGGAGAGACTTTCATGGGAGGACTAGATCTGGAAATGACCTGCGAAGAGATCAAGGCCGAGGACGATCTCTGTCAGCGGACCATCCCCTACCAGGACAGGGTGCTGGTGAAGCTCGACCAGGCCGAGCTCGGGGTGAGCGCCGGAGGAATCCATGAGGTCGAGACGCGGCAGAAGTACGCCAAGGAGGCCATCGCCGGCACCTGTGTGAGATCAGGCAAGAGGGTGCGGCTGGTGGGGCACGGCGACCGCGTCTGGCTGGACCGGAAGACCTGGGTCCCCAAAGCCCGTTACGTGATAGTGCGAGAGAAGGACGTCCTGGCCTACGAGCCGGCAGCCACCGGGGAGTGGGACGCCACCGCCACGACCGGCTTCGGCAGCACCGGCTAGTAACAAGTAACTCACTCCTGATTTTCCAGCCAAAAACTTGACATAGATTCGGGTACTTCCGCACAATTACAGCATGACTGCTTTTCTGATCTCCTCTCTCGCAGTGGTGGCGGTGGTCCAGGCGGTCTTGCTGGGGGTGGTGGTGCGGATGTTTCTGACCCGCCAGAAGGAGCTCGAGGAGCTCGCCCTCATCGAGAGCAAGGAACGCCGCGACTACCTGGCCCAGGCCTCGGCCCGGATGGCCGTGCAGACCGACCAGCTTCGACACATGGAGTACGGGACGATGCGAACCCCCGACGAGTTCGACCCCCTCACCGAGGGGAACCGCCGGATGCGTGAGGTCCGACCGTGAGCGAACGAAACGCGACCAAGGACGACGAGGACCTGGTATCCCTGGTCAACGAACGCTACGACGCCTCGGCCCGGTCGATGTCCTCGATCATCGCCGCCTGGGAAGAGGCGCGGCTGTTCTACCGGGGCGACCAGTGGTTGAAACCCATGGGCACGCGCTATGCCCCGTCGTCCTCTCCTGCCTGGCGGGTGCGCCTAACTGTCAATAAATTCATACCCATAGTCGAGAGTGCGATAGCCTCGTACCTGAAGACCCGACCGATCATTCTGGCCAACGCGGCGACCGACGAGGACGCGGATATCAAGTCGGCGAAAATCTCGGAACTGCTGCTCCGCTACTACTACGACGAGCTGATCTTCGACGATCTGAACTTCGACACCGTCCAGTGGCTGGCGGTGCTGGGCAGCGCCTTTCAGCGTGTCCGATGGGATCCAACCCGGGGGCGGAAAGTACCGGTGATGGCCGAGTCTCCTGCTGTCCTCGCCGCAGGACCGGGCGACGTGGAGGCAGAACTACCCCCGGAGGCCCCCGAGTTGGTTCCGGTCGGACAACCTGTGGTCGACGTGATCTCGCCGTTCGCCATGGCGGTCGAGCCGGGGGCCGAGAAGTTCGAGTCGGCCGCCTGGTGCATCGTCACCGAGGTTATGCTGCGCACCGACATCGAGACCCGCTGGGACGTGAAGGTCGACGCGGGGGGATCTTCGTCAGACCTGCACATCCCCGTTTACGTCGACCGGGACTCGAAGATCGTCGACAAGGAGCGCGTCGCCGTCCACGCCATGTACGAGCGCCCCTGCCCGAAATACCCCCAGGGCCGACTCGTCTGGACGACCCGCCACCAGAAGCTGGCCGTCGAGGATCTGCCCTACGGTGAGATCCAGATCAAGCACTTCACCGGCATTCCCCTGCCCGGGGAGCTCTGGCCGACAAGCATCGTGTCCCAGGGCATCCCGCTGCAGCTCGAGCTGAACAGGGGCCGGTCGCAACTGATCGAGAACCGGAACCTCTGCTCCAGACCGCAGGTGATCGCCGCCTTCGGAGCCGTCGAGGACGAGTCCTGGAACAACCGGCCGGGATCCATCAACCACTGGGACCCCATCGCCGCCCGCGGCATCGAGCCCCACTACATGAGCCCCCCCCAGGTTCCGCAGTGGGTCATGAACATCCTCTCGCTGGCCGAGCAGGACCTCATGGACCTGACCTCGAGGCACGAGGTATCCCAGGGCGGGTCCTCGTCGAACGTGACCTCCGGGAGGCAGGCAGCCATCTACAAGGGCGCGGACGACGCCCGGCTGACCCCCAGCATCCGCCGCTTCGAGAAGGGCCTGGAGACCATCGGAAAGTGGATGCTGCGGGAGGCAAAGGAACACCTCTCCGGCGAGCAGGTCATCCGGATCGTGGGCGCGAACCGGACCGGCGAGTATCTGAAGTTCGCCGCGAACGACGTGTCGGACTCCTGCAACGTCCGCTTCGAGATCGCCAGCCAGCTCCCCTGGGCGAGAGAGTCGCAGCGCCAGCAGATCATGTACCTGAACCAGCAGGGCAAGATCGACGACCAGACCATGTTCGAGCTCCTCGAGATGCCGACCTCCACGCGGATCTACGAGTCCGAGCAGCAGCACAAGCAAAACGCCCGCTACGAGAACGAGATGCTGAAGCAGGGCTACTTCCCGCCGATCGCGACGGACAAGCACGAGGTCCACATCCGCGAACACGAGCAGGAGGCGAACCGTCCCGAGTCGCGCCAGCGGCTCATCGAGGAGATGCAGCAGCAGTCGGCGCTGTCCGGGGAAGAGGCCCAGATCCCCGGATCGGTGCAGTTCCTCATGCAGCACCTTGAGGCGCACCGCAAGGCGCTGCCGCAGCCGCAGCCGGCCCCCCCGATGACCAGGGTGAACCTGAACGTCGAGCGGCTCATCACCGAGCTCGCCGCGGTCAACCCCCAACTCGCCGCCCAGTTACTGCCCTACGCGGTGGACCTGATGGGCGACGCCAGCGGCTACAAGGGCCCCGCGGTCAACGGCCAGCAGGACATGTCTGGGATGGTCCAGCCGCCGGCCAGCGAGGGGCAGCCCCCGTCCGCGGGAGACATGGGGACCCCGATGGGCGGCATGGACGGGCAGATGTACCAGGAGCCCGCCGGCGGGCAACCCAGCGAGGGGGAGATGTACGGCGGGGGGCAGGACCTTGGATGACGCATCCCGCATCCGCTGTCCCCAGTGCTCCAAGACGCTCGCGGCGCGGGCCGCGAAGGGCAGGGTCGAGGTTAAAATGAAACGCAGCAGCAGGCGCAGTTTCGGAGTCGAGATCGTGATCGGCGCGATCATCTGCCCTCGCTGCGATTATCGGTTGAACGTGCCACTGAGCGCCATCGAGGTGCCTATGGCGAAACCCCTTCCTCAAAAGGAGGCACCAGATGCCCGAGGAATTTGACGGAGCAGGAGCAGACACCGGCATGGATGGTGGAGATAGCGGCGGCCCAGAGCCGTCCGGCGAAGGCGCACAAGCGTCCGCAGGAACACCCGCAACACCCAACTACATGACCCGGGAGCAGTTCGAGGAGGCGATGGGTGGGTATTCGCAGTCCCACCAGGAGCGCCTCGACGGAGTGAGCAAGTCGTTCGGCGGTATGCAGGACATGATCAAACAGTTGGTGGAGGCCCAGAAACCACAGCCGCCACCCCTCGTCCCGGACGCGAAAGCGTTGGAGAACATCGACGCGCACGGTATGCGAGAACTTCTGTCGAACATCACCGGCAAGTACGATGGGACGATCAAGGAGCTCCGGGAGGAGTTGCAGAAGACCCAGAACGATTGGAAGCAGCGGGCAGAGGCGGAAAAGATCCACGGGCACTTTCGGGGCCAGGTGGATTCGACCGCCAAACAGTACCCGATGCTGCAGTCGCAGTACGGGCAGCAGCTCCTCCAGAACCTCACGATCGCCGGCATCGAAAACTCTCGCGGTGATTATCGCAAGGTCAACGTCCCGGCCATGGGCCAGGCCCTCAACGCCTTCCTCGATGCAGAGGTGAAGGCGCGAGTGGCGGCCATGACCAGGGCCGCGCAGGCCCAGGGTGGAACGGCGCAGGGTGGAGGTCAGGCCGCCCCGCGTGCGCCCGCCAAGGGAGCGCCGACCAAGCCCGCGAGCAATGCGGGAGGGGGCGTGACCATGAAGAATTTCGCTCAACGACAGCGCGAGATGGTCGCCAAACACTTTCCCGGGGGTGAGGACTAGGCGGCGTAAAATTCACAGAGGAGAAAAGTCATGACGGCAGCGTTGATTCAGAGCACGGCCTATGTGGCCACGACCGGCACGTTCGATGCGAAAATGAAGGAGTTCTACGAGGGATCGATGGAGTCCCTCATCCCCGAGCTCTTCCCGGTCATCGACTGGTTGAAGGAAGAGGGCCGGATCGAGAAGGCCAAACCCCAGGGCAAGTACATCGTCTTCGACGTCATGACGAAACTCGGTTCTGGGGCTGGGTATCGCGGCGAGGGCGACAAGCTGCCCACCGCCGGCCCGACCACCAACGTGCAGGGGAAGATCCCCTACCTGCGCGGCTTGAAAGGACGCATCGAACTCAGCGCGGAAGCCTTCGATGTGCGAAATGGGGCAGGGGCCTTCGCCAGCATTCTCGAGACGGAAGTACAGGGCCTCATGACCGCCTTCAAGTATCTCGGTCAGGCGGCCATCTGGGGGCACGGGAACGGCATCCTCGCCCGCACCTCGGCGGACCCCGGTGCCTCCGTGGACGTCGTCCTCGATTCCTCGGAGACGAACAGCGGCGTGTTTCCGGGAACCCGCTGGCTGTACGAGGGGCTCTCCATCGCCCCGGTGACCTCGCAAACGGCCTACACCGCGGACGGCACGTGGAGGGCGTCGGACAAGATCGCCTCGATCTCCAGCGACACCGCCATGAAGATGACGAACGTCAAGACGACCACCACGGACACATGCTACTTCGTCGAGCACCAGTCGGCCGCGACGAACACCGACTTGACCAACGGCTCCGTCGCCCCGGGAGTCAACTACTCCTTCACCGGCCCTTCCGGCCTGAACGCCATCGCCGACGATGGGACCTTCGCCGCGTCCTACTGCGGGATCAGCGAGACCACCTACCCGCAGTGGAAGGCCTCGGTCTCGGCCAACGCCGGCACCGCCCGCTCTCTGACCATGGACCTGCTCTACAGGTTGTTCTACAAGATGACCCGCTACTCGGGCACCTTCACGCCGGATGTGGTCGGCTGGACCAACACCGATGTGTATCGCGAGATGGTCGATCTGCTCGAGAACCAGATCCAGTTCAAGCCCCGGGAGCTGAAGCCCGGATACCGGCACTTCGACGTCATGATCGACGGCGTCGGCCTGCCCCTGAAGCTGGATCACTCGTGCCCGTCGTTCATCTACTTCCTCGATCCGAAGTACATCACCATGGCCCAGAACAGCGGACCCAAGATCGCCGACAACCATGGCTCGAGCTGGAGATGGGTCACGGACTACGACAACTACGAGCAGGTCTGGCGGTGGCTGTTCCAGATCTACACCAACAACCGGCGCAAGCACGCCGTGCTCCGGGACATCACCCGGACGATCGCGAGCGTCTAGCGGATGGCAGTGAACGGGGGCCCGGCGAACTGTCGGGCCCCCTTGACCGAAAGGAGACCGCCATGAGCGCCGGTTACCATAACCATGTGGTGATCCCGCTTGCCTTCCAGGGAAATATTACTGGTGGCGGGGCCGCAGCCGCAGTGAACGGATGCAGGTTCTACCTGCCATTCAAGTGCCAGATCGTCGGCTATGCGGTCACCTGCACCAAGGCGAGCATAGCCACCACCATCCACCTGCAGGCCGATGGCGCGAACGTCACCACCGCCGGCGTTCCGCTCATCTCCGGAACCGCTTCTGGTTCCACCACCACGATCCTCGGCAACAAGATGGTGCAGGAGGCGGGGACGATCTTGCGCCTGACGGAAAACACAGCTGGAGCCGCGACTTTGACGAACTTGTCCGTCGTGGTCTGGCTGCGCAGCCACAAGGCCTAGTCCAGGAAAGGAGGCACAAAATGTCCTTCGGGTATCACAACCACATAGTGCTCCCCCTGGGCTACCAGGGAGATCTGACCGGAACGGCGGTCGCTGTCGCCATCGCCGGACCAAACATCAACCTGCCATTCAAGATGGAGCTCGTCGGAGCGACGGTCAACGCGACGGCTCTGGTAGTGACCGCCGCCGATAGTTGGTCGACCTCCCAGATCAACATCCTCGCCAATGGGGTCACCGTGCTGTCCGGCAAGTTGATCATCTCGGACGGTGCGGTGGGCAGCGCGGCCCAGAAGCTGACGGCGTCGACCTACAACCTGGAGCCCGGGAACTTCACCCAGGCCACCGGGACGATCACCTCGACCCCCGTGAACATTCTCGGGAGTAAGAGGGTTCACGAGGCCGGGACGATCTTCTCGTTGACGGAGACGACCAGCACCAACGCGGTCGTCCACGATCCAAAGGTTCAGCTCTGGTTCCGCAGCCGAAAGGCCTGAGAAAGGAGGCGAGACATGTTGGGTTATCACAACCACCTCGTGGTCTCCTTGGGATACCAGGGGCAGATCACCGGAAACGCAAACCTGAGAGCCATTGCCTGCCCGTCGTTTGTCCTGCCGTTCCGAGCTCGCCTGGTCGGGGTCTCGGCGGTGTCGACGGCGATCGCTTCGGCCGGGACCGCGTTCATCTACATCCTGGCCAACGGCACTTCGGTGCTGACCACGTACCTCACGTTGACCAACGCGGACCCGCACAGCGCATCCGCGACCATCCTGGGGAACTACGTCAAACACGAGGCCGGGACCATCTTCACGATCAAGGAGAACACGACCAATAGCAAGACCCTGGACAATCCGTCCGTGCAGTTGTGGTTCAGATCCCTGACCGTCTGACAAACAAGGAGGACGCCGTGTTCATCAACCCCGGAGTTGAAAAAGCCCTCAAGGGTTATCATCCGGATCTCGTGTTGCGCTACAACCCACAGTGGACACGAGAAACGAACAGATTTTATGTTTGCCAGTGCTTCCACTACATGCGCGAGATCGACGAGAGGATCGGCCTGTACGAGGAAAGGGTCTGGGAGTATCCGGTCCTCGGGGTCGACCAGGCCACAGAATACGACCGGCGCTGGTTCCAGGCACTGACCGAGAACCGCTGGGACCACGACCGACGAGACCCGCTGGACATCCTCAAGGAGGACTCGGAGAGGAAGCGCAAGGCGATCTCCGAGAGGGTTCGCGAGTTCGCGACAGGTGAGGGCTGGCACGCATTCAAGCCCTTCGCCGAGCAGTTCAACATGGCCAACGTGCGCAAAGTCGATCCGACGAGAGAGACGAAGGCGCGGCAGGATCTGAACGGCAGGGAGAACATGATATGAGCAATTCGACTCTCAGCGCGATCCGCGGAAGGGTGCGGACCCGACTCAACGAGCCGACTCCGGGCTTCTGGACCAATGCCAACCTCAACGAGCACATCCAGTCGTCCTACGTCTCAGAGTTCGGACTCTACCTGCGCAAGAACCCGAAACTCGCCGCACAGACCGTGGATCTCTCCTACACCGCGCTGGCCGAGTCGATGACCCTCACCACCACGGGCTACACCGTGGGCCGGATCACCCTGGTCGAGGACCGGACCACCATCCAGCCCGGAGTGGTTCTGGACGAGGCCGAAACCAAGGCCGGAGTCGTCACCGAGGCCGCCGATCCGGAGGCCCTGACGAACCCGACCGGAACCCCCTCGCGCTGGTACTTCGAGCGCCAGAGCTCGGCGACCACCGGCGTTCTGACCATCACCCAGAAACTGTTCCTGTCCCCGGTTCCGGGCTCCACCCGCTCGCTGCGCATCCACTACGCGGCCGAGGCCCAGGCGCTCTCCGGGGACACGTACACGACCGGACTGCCGGACGACTACGAGGAGGCATTGATCTGCGGGGCCTGTGTTCTGGCCAAGATCCAGGAACAGGTTCCCCCCGGGATTCTGCAGGGATTCCGGGACCAACTCAAAGAAGCGGAGACCAGGATACGCGAGAACGCCGGAGGTCCCGCAAGGGGTCCCGGCAGGATCGTGTACCACGACGACACCCACTGAAGGCCCTCAAGGGCCGGGGAGAGAGAGTCATGCAAGTAACGCCGATGAACTTCGAGCGGAAAGACGAGACGATCATCGCGAACATCATGATCGATCAGACCTGGAAGACCACGGTCGGCGGGGAGGAGTTCACCTTCCCCCCGCTCGCCCAGTTTCGGGTCTCCGTCGAGGAGGGGGTGTTCCTGCTCGAGAAGGCCAAGGCCGACTTCGACGCTCGAGCCGAGCAGGCCCGATCCGAGCGCAACATGTGGGCGCGAAAGATCTCGAGCATGAACCAGCGCGAGAAGGACATGGCGTTGCGGTTCTGTGACGCGGACGGCAATCCCATTTCCAAGTTGTTTCCCTGCATCCCGCTGGTGAATCTGTCGACGAAGGCGGGGCGCGAGGCCTACCAGGCGGCCTACGACAAGGCCAAGGCGGCGGGGCGGAAACCAGACTACATCGCGACCAAGGTCTCCGGGCTCGACCTGAACGTCGGCTACATCCCCGATCCAGACGCCGGAAACATCACCCGCGGCGAGAGCCGAAAATTCGAGACCGAGGCCTACCCGGAGGGGACGGTGGTCCCGCCCAGGAGCGCCCCTCCAGCCACAGCGCAGGCCCAGGTTGAAGAGGAACCAGAACCCGACTCCCAGCAGGTCAAGGCAGCAGTGAGAATCCCCAGACCAAGCGAGAAGTGGTCAGACGCGGACCTGGAGAAGTTCATCAAATCGAAAGGCTTCTCCGTCCAGAACTCCGACCGAAAAATCGAGGGCCGCCTGCTGGACACGGCCCTGCGGGCTCACGGGGATCACATGAGACGCCTGACTGCCGCGGGGGTGGAGTTTGTCGAGGAGTAGCCGATGGCGCGTGACGTCCAGGTCGTCAGACAGATGGGCCCCGCCCGGGGCGTGGACGAGTCCGCCAACCCCCGGGAGGGCACCGTCGCCGAGGCGTTCAACATCGAGACCTGCGACGGGGTCTGGAAAGGCAGGCCGGGAATAGGTTACTATGCAGTAGATGACGCAACCTGGGATGTAAACCCGAAGATTTTCGCAGAGTACATCCCAGACTTCCATTATGAGGGTTCATCCTATCATGCGCTGTTGCTGGGGGGCGGGACTGCCGGAACCCTCAGAGAATTGGTCGGAAGCACTGGAATAGCGGGGACCTATACGACCCTTACCGGGCACGCCCAGGCCGCAGCGAATCGCGAGTACACCTGGGTTCAGGGTCTGTACCGTTACGAGCAGAAACAAAGGCACACGAACGTGCCCAAGTACTCGGTGGCCATGCTGGTGACCAACGGGGTTGAGCGGCCATTCGTCTACCGCCAGACCTCGGGTTCCGGGGAGACGGTTCCTCTCGACGCCATCGACCCGGGGGTTGGGATCTCCTGCCTGTCCGATCCGCCCTGGGGAAAGTGCGTCGCCGTCTACAAGTCCCGCTTCTTCATGGGCAACATCGAGGGCGGTTCCGGGAATCGACTTGCCTGGTCGGGCCCAGATGACGCGCTAGCTTTCCCCATGAACGTCTGGCCGGCGGCCTACAATATGGACGTGGGTGGACCGGAACCCATCACCGCACTGTGTTCCTGGAAGGACTTCCTGATCGTCCTCAAGGAGAACTTCGTCTATCTGATCTCGGGTGACGGAGTCGGCGGGGTGTGGACCATCCAGGAGATCTCGAGCGGGAACCAGGGTTGTATCGGGGCCAACTGCTTCGCTGACATCGGCAACGAGGTTTACTTCTACAACTCCTTCGGGGCGTTTGTCTTCAACGGCCGGTCGATCAAGAACATCTCACACCCCAGGCTGCAGAAGACCTGGGCGAAGATGGACTGGAACAAGCCCGGTCCACCCGTCACGGCCGGCGATTATCGCAAGATGTTTTGGTGTACCCATGACTCGTTGAATAAAAGGGTGATATTCAATGCCTCTTTGTTCTCCCGGTCAAGCACTCACGCCTTGGTCTACAACTACGGGGTGGACACATGGGATATCTGGGGCATGTTTCCGGACAATGTTTTCAAAAATGCCTCATTTCCACCAACCAGTAAATTGTACTTTTTACCAC